TTACATAAGTCGTACTTGCTGTAGACCAATTGTCTAATCCATAAGGATATGTGCATGATAAAAAAACATGTTTAGGACTAGTCAATCCATCAACATAAGCCTTTATACTTTGTTGAGTAGCTAATGCTGTAGCAGAGTCAGAAGCCATGTTGTCTTCGTCTTTAACTCCAGCTCCCATAGCTGTACCAAGAGCATATCCGTCTGCATATGCCTTTATACTTTGTTGAGTAGCGACAGCAGTAGCGGAATTAGAACTCATTGTGTCCTCATCTTTTATATCGTAATCCCACTCAGAAGTTCCTGCCCCTGTTCCTCTAAGAATTTTACCTGAGGCGGGAGTATTGTCGTCAGTACCATGTCCAAGTTTAGCAGCGATAGCATTTATATCTTCTCCCTGAGCATTTTGCAGAGCAGAAGTTACTCCAGTATCACTATCAAAATCTGTTTTTGAACTTGGCTGAGCTGTAGGAAATAAACTTGCCATTTAATTTTCTCCTTTCGTAACTTTATTAACCATTGGTTTTCTATCTTCAATTTCTATTGTAACATCTTTTTTTGAAATTGTCATCTTTGGTATATCTCCCTGAGAAAGTACTCCTGTTGACGAATACCATTTATCATAGTAAAGATATTCTTGGTCATAGAGGTATCCACTATCATAAAATGGTTTTTCTCCGCTCACAGAGCTTGCTGTGGTTTCTTGAACCTGAATAATTGGCTCTATTTCAGCTATATTAGCCTCAACTCTCTCATCTCTAACAAAAATGACAGCTTTTTCTGCTGGAACATAATAAGTAAATCCACCATCAGCAATTGTTAGAGTATCCGTCAGAGGCATTTCTATCTTTTTAGTTTCCCCAGCGTCAGTTATGGTTACGCTATCTGATAAAGGTATTCCTACTTTTTTAGCTACTGCGTCAGTAATAGCAAGAGCATCTGAAATAGGTTTTGAAATTGCTTTAACCTCTCCATCATCAGTAATTATAAAACTATCTGATTTAGGAATTGCTATTGATTTGGTTTCCCCTGCGTCAGTAATTGTTATGCTATCTGATTTTGTTCTAACAATAGACCAAACCTTAGTAAATCCTGTATCAGTAAGAGTAAAACTATCTGATTTTACAGGCTTAATGGCTTTAATTTCTCCCTTATCAGTAATTCCTACACTATCTGATTTTGTTGGTTTAATAGCTTTGGTTTCTCCTGCGTCCGTAATTCCTACGCTGTCCGATTTAGGAATTGAGACTGCTTTAACTTCACTATCTGTAATTGTTATGCTATCTGATTTTGTTCTAACAATAGACCAAACCTTAGTAAATCCTGTATCAGTAAGAGTAAAACTATCTGATTTAGAAGCTGAAATGGTTTTAGTTTCTCCTGTATCAGTAAGAGTAAAACTATCTGATTTAGGAACCAAGATGGTTTTAACTTCTCCTGCGTCTGTAATAGATACGCTGTCTGATTTAACTCTAACAATAGTCCAGACCTTAGCAAAACCAGCGTCTGTAATTCCTACACTGTCTGATTTAGTGGGTTTTACTGCTTTTGTGAGAGAGTCAGAGTCCATACTGCCGTCATATTTCAAACCAGAAGCGTCATAGTACCAACCCTGGTCATAGTAAATTAGAGAGTCGAGATGAAAATAATCATGAACTGTATGGGTTAATTCTGCCATAAGTTTATTATATCAAATAAAAGAGAGGGAAAACTAAAAAGGTAAGAATTAAGGTTTAAGACTTTACGAAGCTCCGAAAGTAATTGTCCAGGTAATTTCAAGCGAATCCGAAGCCCCTTTATTGATAACTGAGAAATCATCATAAGCCATTAAAGTAGTATTATTGTCTGCTTGGAAAATACCAGCCTCAGTTAAAGCCGCCGTTGCTGTTCCTGCTGGAAAAGTAGCAACATAAATAACATCATTATCGTCTCCAGAAGTTCCTTGAGTGGTTGAGTCGAGAGCAACATTAGCTGAAGATGTAGCAAGACCTGTAGAAGCTGAACCTTGCCCCGTACCCGTACCCACTCCCATATAACCAATAGCGGCGTCTCCGCTATCACTCATCTGGTCTGCTACATGAGCATCCATTAGTTCAGTAATAGTATTATTTCCTTCTTCCACTTGTTTTATTTTTCCATTTTCGTCTTTCAAAACAAGTTTTACTTTTCCTTTAATTCCAAATTTATCTTTTTTTTCCATATTATCTATATACAAAAGTTACATTAGTTTGTGAACCTGTCAAATCAGCAGTTATTCCTGTATCAAATTGAGCATCAACTAAAATTGTTTTAGGAAAACCAGTATCAGAAGCGGTTGCTTCTAAATACACTTTAATGTTTCCGTCTCCATCAGAAGCGTGGTCTGATACCTCGATAACTCCACCAGAAACATATTTGCCAATTATAATAGCGTGAAGATAGCCTGCAGAAGCCTTAATAACATTATCAGCACCTGCCCCAGCTACATATTCACATTTATAACGAGGTTCTAATTGTGCCATAACCTTATATTACCTTTATTATAATTATTTGTCAAGGAAAATTTTATCATTCTTAGTAACAATAAAAGATTTATAATCTTCGTTAGGGTGTGTCATTTTCCACAAGGCTAATTTTCTAAAATATACATTTCTATCATGAATCTTCTTGTCAAAGTCTTTTTCATTTTTATCATCAATTCCTTGATTATACAAATCTAAAACTTTGCCAATATTTTTAGCTCCTATTGAGGGGTCAATCTTGCCCGTATCCTTCAATCTTTTAAGCTCCCTCTGCAAATTAAACATTATTTCTTTCTATTCTTTTTTTTCTTCTTCTGGAGTTTTATTTTTCCAGCCTTAATATTTATATTATTCGCCTTAGCTCTTTTAATCGCTATTTGATTCAATCTTAACATTTGAAGCAAATCAACAGTTTTGTAATGAGAACAAATATAATCAGAGTGAATCCATTCTTGAAATCCAGCTTTTCTTACTTTATGAGCAAAATATAAATCATCATTACTCATAATTACTCCATCCTTATCAAATAAATCTTCAAATGGTTTTTTAATTTTCTCTAAAACTTTTCTTTTAATAATAATACAACCCGTAGAAACAGCGTCAACTTTTTGTAAACCATTTTCTAAAACATGAGCCTTATGAATAATACCTGTTTTAGGATTGTCTTCTACCACTTCATAAACATGCCAATGGATACCCCAATCATCTCTACCAGGAACTATTGCTCCAATTACATCCTTATTATAATCTAAAAGCTCAAAGGGATTTTTAACAGGGGGATTATCATCGTCAATCATAACCAAAAACTTACAATCAGTTTCCAAAAAATCCTTAACAATTTTATTTCTATTAGAAGAAATTGGTCTATCACTTCTAAGAGTATATTGAAAATTATACTTATCTCCCAAGTCTTGCATCCAATTATATAATTGAGGTTCAAGACCAGCAGAAACAGTTCCCTGATTAAGCAAGGCTACAAAAACCAATGTTTTTTCCTTTTCAGATTTTTCCTTAGACATTATTTCTTTTTCTTTTTACTATTTTTTTTAGAAGATGGTTTCTTCTCAGAAGATTTTTCTTCTTCAATAAGAGATTGTATCTGACGATATTCTCCTTGAAGCCGAAGCTGCTCTTCTCGAATTTGAGCCAGCTGCCTATCCAAGGTTTTTCGTTGTTCAACCAATTCTTTTCGTCTGCTTTCAATATTGTTGAACTTTCCTTCTAAAACTTTAGTCTTTTTTTCGAGTTTAGCTATATTCATGTTTTCTTCACCTCATTTCTGTATCTTTTTTCTTAAGACATGACTATTATATCATATCTGAATAAAACAACTCATAATCCCGTCTATAGATTTCTTTTGTTTTTCTTAATCTTTCTTTAGTTAGATATTCCTTGCTTGGCTTATGAGTTCCTTTATTTTTATGTGAAAGTTTGGAAGCAACTCCCAGCTTACCAGCCAAATTATTCCATTCCAACTGTAAATTCTCAAACCTGCCAATAAAATTCATCAATCCTTTTCCCTCTTTGTAAATACCATTTTTAAGATGAGTGTAAAAATGCTGAGGTTTAAAAATACCATGTTCGCTCCAATCATCTTTTTCTTTAGCCTCAAGAAGCTCATCTAAAACATGGTCAAACTTATAATCTGGAGTTGGTCCATGAAACATACAGGAAATCATTCTGTCCCAGGGGTTACGCACAAAAGTAAATTTAAATAGAGAATCCCAGTCAATATCAGTATTGCAGGTAATAAAAGCGTGAAACTCTTTAATAGCAGTATGACCACCCCCACCAAGAATTTGTCTAAGACTTGTTCCTGCAGTTTTAGGTATGTGTATATGAATAAAATTATCTTTTGTATTTAACAAACTCATCTTAAAAAACAAATAATGAGAGAAGATAATTTCTCCTCTCATTATTCTAACATAACTTTACGATAGCACGGTTCCAACCCAAGTTGTTCCGTTAAAAACCCACAATTTGTTGGCATCAACTTCGAACATTATTGAACCCGTTCCAGGCGTACCTGAAGGAGTAGCAGTAGCATGGTAAGGAATTTCCAAACCAGTCGTACCATCTCCAGCGGTTGCACCAGCAACAACTAACTTTGCACCAGCTGCAAAAGTTAAGCTGTCGCCTGAAGCATCCCAGTCAGCATCAGCACCAGCCGTAGCACCCTGAAAACTAACATCAGTATTAGTATTAGCACCAATAACCAATGCATCGTTAGCAGTAATTGCGTCAAACGCAATCGTACTTGTACCGTCGAAGGACATTGAAAGTCCATCTTCAGTACCAGGTGTGCCACCAAGCACAATCTCAGTAGAATCTGTCAACTGTAATTGGTTAGCAGATTCATCCCAAATCATGTACTTGCCATTGGTAGTACCGTAGCACTGTAAATCAGCACCTGCACTACCGCCGGAAGCACCTATTGTCAGTGCTTCGTCAAACTGAACAGTTCCAGCGTCAACATGCAATGCTTCCAGAGCTCCACTTGCATTAAAGTACACCGCATAACCAGAGGTTGAACCCCCAGTCGAAGCGTCAGTAATGTGTAGTGAAGAACCTGTTGCAGAGGCAGCGGTTTCGCCAGTCTTATCAATCTGAACCAAATGAGCATCAGCATCAGCTAATGTTCCGTCAGATGACATCTGTAAGAACCCAACTCCTGCCGCACCAACCCACGAGCCAGTTGTACCGTCAAGAAACAACCCACATCCCGTGGCTGAAGCTGCAGAAATAAACTCAAAACCTTCACCGCCTGCCGCACCGCCGGTAGCGGATAGAGCATAACCTGTGCCGTCATGAGCCACCTCAATAGCATTGACATCTCCAGTCGGATTGTGGTCAACTAATAGAGCAGGATTGTCTGCATTTGCATGAGTTTCCTCAATCTCAACAACTGGTCCAGTCGTAGCTGCCTGATTTCTTTTGACATAAGTGGTTTCATCGGTGGTAGTATCTACCTCGATTTTACCAGCATCTAAGTCAATATCACCAGCGGTAATTTGTATATCACCAGCAGTAATCGTTAAAACATCAGTAGCAGCATTACCTGCGATTGTTACACCGCCGTATTGCCCTATTGAGAAGTCATCATCAGACCCGTCATTGCACCTAAGATAATAAGCACCACTTCCAAGTCCGTCGCTGTCCAGAAGAACCATATCACCGCCAGAAGCTAAATCATCAGCGGTCATGGCTAAACAAGCACCTGTCGTTACTGAAGAACCCCAATCAATATCATTGTTTGTGGTTGCAGCAAACGACCAAGTAGCTGCTACTTCATTAGCACTATCTGTCCAGTCGAATTTACCATCTGAAATGGTTAAGTCGCCATTTACAGTTGGACTATTACTAATCCCAGCAGCCAGCTGAGTTAGAGTTTTAGTTGTTCCTACTGTTGAATCGTAGAAAGTCAAGTCAGTACCAGAAAACTCTATATAAGAGTCTGTAGCATCTGAAGCTCCCCAGGTAACTTTTTGACTGTCAGCAGAAACCTTTATATCTCCAGCGTCAACCGTGAGGTTGCCTGAAGTCAGAGTTAAATGTCCTGAAGTCAAGGTTGCATTACCAGAGGTAAGCACCAAATGACCCGAAGTCAAGGTAGCGTCACCAGCAGTAATGGTTAAAGCGTCAGTTCCCGCAGCATTACCAGCAATAGTGGTAGCACCATCAGCCTTGATTGTAAACACTTCGTCTCCAGCAGAATTATCAGCACAGCTAAGGAATTGTGCGTGAGCGTCTCCATTAGCCGTGTAGTCTAAAGACAAAAGTGTCGCACCAGCGGTAGGATTAGCATGAGTATTAGCTAAAATTAAACCTCCCCAGTCTGCAGTCGCAGAAGTATAAGTTCCAGTGTAACCAGCCATAGTAATAGAGCCGTTTGCATCTGGATTACCTATATCATCATAAGCTGTTGCACTTGCCGTGCTTGATAACTCTGTCCAGCTTGTACCGTCACAATACTTCACAACATTATTGGTAGTATCATAGGCAATTCCACCTTCATTTTCTCCAGAGCTATCAATCGCTACAACAGTAGGTAAAGACGCACTAGCGATTTTAGGAAGTTGAATATATTTATCCGCATCCCTCGAATCATCATGTGCCTTGTTCCAAACTGTATTTTTATTTTTTATAGACATATATTATATTTCACCTCCCTTCATTGTCAGAATCTCACAAAAAACTAAGTATCAAAAATTACAGAGGTCCGTAACTCTGCACAGTTTACCCCTCTTTCGAGGATACTCGTGGTCTGAATACTGCCAAACCTTTCAGAGCTTTTAAGTCAGCTAACTTCGTGCTGAGTGATAAAGTTCGCACGATACTTCTTTATTGTACATCTCTCAAGAATGAGTGAGCTTTTGACCTATCAGTCGTTAAATCAGCGTACCAATATAGTACAGCTTCATAAGCATCTGAACCAGAAACTCTGGAAAGTACAGCTCCATCCTCATCCATCCAATCCCAATCACTTGTCTGCATTACCTGCAAGTGGTCTAAATCTATAAAGAAAACCGTGTTAGGAGGACAATCTGCATCTGCAACCCAACCAGTTCCAGAATAATCAAGAGCTTTCCATCCACCATCAAGCTCTAAAGTGTTAAATCTCTTATCAGCCACCAAAAGAGAAGCAAAAGCATCTCTTATATCGTGGTCAGAGAGAATTAAATCTACTTTACCGCCTTGACTTTCAACAGCAGAAACAGAAGCCTGAATTAAATCAAGAGTTAAATCTCGATTTGTTCCACCATTATCATCATCGCTGTGGGTAGAACATTTCCACCAAGCATAACTTGAACGGTCAATGTTGTGTAGAGTGGTTACATAATTAGCGTCATCTACAATACCTTTTAAACCCATCATTTCGTAAGAGTCTGAAGGTAAAATACCTCCGCCATCAGTTGAATTAGCTCTAACAACATAATCATCGTCATCAATTGCTGCCTCAAGAGCTGCAGAAACAGTTACCTCAGTTGAACTATCAACAGTTGAAATAACTACATCTGCATCATTAGTTGCTCCATCATTATCGTCATTTCCGAGAATGTCAATCAGCATTCCATCATACAAATACATCGTGCCTGGAGTATCCAAAGTCAGGGTAGTGCCTGACTCTGGGGCGCCATTCACATATGCTCTGATAGAAGTACCATCATTAAACCATTGATAGTTGACTTCCTTACGCATATCACGAGTTACGCCTTTAATTTCAGCGTCAAGAGCTCGAACAATAGCTCCCTTATCATTTCGGCTCGCTGCCATCACAGGACCTGAAACTTGTATTCTGCCCCTTGTATATGCAACTGTGCCATAAGGATTTTTATATCCTTGATTACCTGCTGTAGGCAAATCAGTTTCAGCACCAGAACCAACACCACTATTTCTTTGATAATGAGCTACAGCTCTCCATTGCCTTCCTGAAACATCACGTTCGTTTCGCTCAATCTTATCCGCAAGAATAGTCTTGTGATTAAGTTGCTCACGAACAGCAGGAAGATAGTCAATTTTAAGAGCCTCGTCAAAATTAGTTAAATTTTGTGCCATGTTTTTATATTTTCACCTCCCTTCATTGTGTATTACTTACTTTTAGGAAATTGTGAAAATTAAGAAGCGTATTAAGAAGTAGAGAGTCGTTCTTCAAGAGCTTTTGCAGCATCTTTGAAAGAAGTTATCTTTTTTCTTTCAGGTTTGCGAGCTCCACCTTTGCCAGTTTTCTCAGTTTTATGACCTTTCCCTTTTTGTTTAAGAGCTTGCTTAATCTCATAATCAAGAAACTCTTTTCTGTGGAGTTTATCTCTAAAGATAGACTCAGGGTCATAATTAGTATTTCCCTCAGCTCTCATGGCTGACAGAACTTTTCTCTTGTCAAATTTGGGTCTCCCATCCCCTCCAGGATACTTCTGTTCAAGCTCTGCAATTTTTTTATCAAAGAGTCTTTCTTTTTCTTGAGCTGCAGCTTTTTGGTCTCTATCCTTTAATGCTTTTTCTATTAAAGGTTGAGTCAATTTGGTTATTGCTGATTTTACATCTGATGGAACATTTTTTAAGAGTTCATCATTAGCAACACCTTTTTGAGCCGCTTGCTTCGCTTTTTCAGCTCTTTCCTGTTCCTTCCGCTCATATTCTCTGAGCTTCTGGGAACGCCTGGTGAACTCAGGGTTAATCTTACGAGTGTACTCGTAAAGCTCATCTGGCGTCATTTCTTTCTTTTCGCCCATCACGTTGAGCTCATAACGCTTAGAGTCGCTTTGACCCTCTTCACCTTCGCCTTCATTTGACTGTTTTTGACCTTCTGCTTCCTGATTCTCCTCTGCGGATTCATTTACAGAAGTATCTTGTACTTCGTCTTCTGGCATATTTTTTTATGACCCCCATTAAGGTTAGTCAATTACTGACATTATAAACACAAACTAAATTATTGTCAAGTCATTACTTATAAACACCTTATAACATATTATCTTAAGCCTAGCATTTGAGCTTCACCTTGAATATGCTGCATAAATATTTGCTTGATTTCTTCTGGAGCTTGAGCAAAAGTTGAAGTTCTCATAAAATCAGCATGAGCCTGCAACATTGCCATAGTAGTTCCTTCTGTTGGAGGCAAAGGCTCTCCATTCATCATCTGAGTATTTTCTTTATCTGCTAAAGCCTTCATTTTCTCATCTTCTGGATTAACAGCAGGAACTCCAGCCTCATTACCTGGAGCTCCACCTGTTTGTCCTTTTCTTCCAGCTATTTCCGCTTTCATTTCGTGCTGCTCTAATCTCTCTGCTCTTGCTTTTTTAGATAATTCCTCAACATTAGGAAACTCAAACTGACGCATAATTTCTTCAGCAGGAAGCACTCCCAACTCCGCAAGTTTTATCAGGGTTTCCCGCTGAGCCTCACGAGTATAACCAAGCCATGAGCCTATTTTCACTTCCAACTCATTATCTTTAGTAACAATAGTCATATCGTCAGTTTTTATTTCCTCAGACGCTTTTTCACCAATAACCTTCATAAACTGCTGTCCTTCTTCTGGCTCTGCAATTTTCATTATTCTTGAGGCTACATATTTATCAGCTACTTTATCTAATATGGCTTTGCCCAAAACTTTTAAGAAGGATTCAAGAGAAAGTGTGATACCTGCCAAATTATTAGAATCTGCGGCTTGTAGAGCCTCTAAGGTTTTACCAGACCTTGCTCCTGCGGGCAGTCTACCCAATGCGGCTTCATGAGCCCCCAAAACATCTTCCTGAAGGCTTGACAAATCTCCAGCCAATGTATCCAATGCGGCTGGTAAAGAAGACATACTCATTTGAGCAAATTTTCTGTTTCTGGCTACCTCAATTATTTCTCCCTGCTCATTAGTAATCTTTTTAACCCCATGTCCTTTTTCAGCTATAATTCTGTAAACCAAAGCCTGATTTACATACATAATCTTTTGCGAAACAACTCTATCCAGAGCCTTGTTAAGAGGAATAGCATCAGCTGTCCAAGAGCGATGGTAAACCTTGAGAGGGTCGAGAGGAATTTGCAAAGGATAAAGAGAAAACTCACTATTTTCAAGAGGTTCTTCTCTTAAAATTTCATTACCTGAATAAGTAAAAAGCGTAATATTTCCACCTTCTTCATTTTTCTCATTATCCCAAAGAAGAAACTCTTTAATAGTAGCCATGCCCTTAGCTTTGATATTACCCTCTTTTCTTAAAAGTCTGGATTTCATCTTAGAAGCCGCTAATTCTGCATCCTCAACAACTTTGTTTCTACTCTTTTTGTCGTATCTCTCATCAGATTTAATCATGGCAACAGGTTTTTTTATCGACTTGGCAATAAACCTACCCTTAAACTTGCCCTGATAAACAACTCCCCAAGGGTCAGTAAAAACATCAAAGGGGTCGTGTAAAATAATATCAACTTCTCCCAAGCCATTATCAGCTGTTTCATCCCAATCAACCTCAACCCAGCCAATAGAAGTATTAAGAGCCGTATCTACAACTCCATGAACTACTGTTTCTAAACTGAGTTTGCGGTAAAGATAATCCAGAACCTTGCCAGCCCTGCGGGCATTGACTATAGTTTTCTCATCAATATCTCCAGGAATTATTGTCCACTTGGGTTTAGTTCTGACAGAATAATTCTTTATAGCTCTTATTGAAGACCTAACCTTATTGATAACCATTCTTACCTCTCCCCGTTTTCTAGCCGGTCTTTCTAAAGAATTGGTTACACTATTATAATATGTATAGTGGTTGCCTCTAATAAACATATAATTCATATACCACTCAAAGTGGCGTTTCTTCATTTCTTTATCAGATTCTTTAAAAAGAGAGTCACAGTAGCTTATTTTAGCTTCGTCATCCGCCTTTGACCATTTTACACCATCTATTGTAATCATTTTTATATATTATCCTCAGCCATTAACAATTTCTCTGTATCTACATCCTCTACAGGCTTATAGGGGTCGGGTTTGCTCTCTGCGGGTTCAGGTTCAGGCTCAACTGCCATCTTATAATCATCTAAATTCCTGCTCATTAGTTTTAGCTCCAGCTTTTCCCTGTCTTTTCTTTCCGCAATATCTCTATATATAATATACCCAAATTGAAGAATAATTACAAGTAGTAAAATAATTTCGTTCATTGTTCTTTTTTAAACATATTCACCCAAATAAGGGTCGCAATAAGGTTTCTTTTTATTTTTTAAAGTTGCTTCCAATCTTCTCTGTAAATTAGTCTTCTCAACTTTCTCTGTACTTATTGTATCACATTTAAATCCTATTTCGTCAATATCAGAAAGAGCATCAATAATATCATCATGCTTGGATTTAGGAAATTTAAGCAATTCTTCTTTCAAATCTTCCATATCTTTTCTAATATAGACTTTTCCCCTCTCAAATCTCGGCTGAAGAATTGACCTGATTTTTCTCTCTTTTTCTATAGGCGGTCTTGATTTAATTTCCACTAAAGGTAAATATGTTCCTCTTTCTTCTTCTTCTCTGTAAACAAGAGTTAAAAGCGTCTGAGCCATACCGATAACTTCGAGCGTCATTGATTCAGGCTCAAATCTCTCATTAACCGAGAATAAATTTTCTATCAGCTCGCTAACAGCCCATTTTTCTCTAAGAACCTCTAAGACAAACCAATTATCCCTATTATCAACTCCTACAGTAATAATTGTGGAATAGTCAGCATAGGTGGATTGAGAGATAGCGGGGTCACAGGCACTAAAAACAGCCAAGTCTTTTGGCTGCTGAACTTCCTCATTCTCTCCATAGTATTTTATCTGAGACTCTTTGATAAGAGCAGAGTCTTCATCCACAGGATTGTTGAGATAAAACGATGAGTAAATGTAAGAACCATGCAGTTTTTTTAATTCATCCAGCTTCTTTTCATCAAATCTCTCAGGAAAATAGAGAGAACCATCTTTATTATAAACTCCTCTGATATAGCGGTCAACTTCTTCCGGAAGATTATCAATGATGTGGGAATAAAGTTCGTAATAAGACCAGCGAGTGTTATGGACAACAAACCCCTCAGCTATAAAATTGTGAGTATCTTTAACGGTTAAATCAAAAACCTCTCTTTCTCCTTTTGATTTTATCTCTATTACTTTGTCTATTCTTATGCCTTTCAAATCCCATTGCATTCCTCTAAAAATTGTTTTGTTTTCTACTTTATTACAACAATAAAAAATCAAACCAATACTCCAAGTCTTGCTTTTGATTGGTTTAGGACTATTGGGAGCTTGTATCATTCTTTCCCGATAATAAATACTTGTTGGTCTAACTCCACAAGTTAAAGATAGATATTTAATATCTTCAACTAAACCTTTGTTTGAAAGCTCAATTCGCCATTCATGTCCAGCCTCAGCTTCATGTCCATCGGCACAAGCCAATCCCTTCAAAAAACTTCGTTTCAAGCAAGGCTGGCTTTTATAAATCCATTTAGGAACTCTTTTTGTTTTAGCCGTGTCTTTATTGGACAAACCTATTCTTTCGAACATTCTTCCTGCTTCATTACAATCTAAACGATAGTATCTCCCCAAAGTTAAATATGGCTTTCTACCAAAATATTTTTCAAGCAATACGCAAACCTTCTTATTTTTCCACTCCTGAACACTTTTGCTTACACAAACAGCCCAACTTTCACTTCTTTTTTCTGTTTTTCTTACTCTACAAATCCAGCCATCACCAAACATAAAACCAAGCAACCAAAGAAAATCTTTGTCCATTTGTCTGCCATTCCATTCCTTAAGCCTTTGACGATAATTACTAAAAACTTGTTTAATAGTTAAAACATAATCACCCTTTTTTAATTCCTCAACTTTTTTCCAAACCAATTTCCAATCATTTTTTCCTCCTTCAATCGTTAAAAAAGGATGATTAGCAGTCGCTTTTAATGAGTGATGAGCTGTTTTTACTTCAAAAACCTTAGCTTTTCCCTGTGGTATTATCGCCTCAACTTCTTTCTTAATTCTCTTTCTTTTTTCAACATTATAAGACCAAACCTTTTCTCCGACCTCTACATCAACAATATCTTTCCAAGTTCCATTTCCCATTAAAACCTTACTATCTTTCGTTAAACACCCAATTAACAAAAATTCTCCCGAAACCTCTAGCAGGGATAAAGAGCGTTTCCACCAATCTATAATCTTATCAGCCTGATATCGGGTAGCTGAATTTTCTCTGTTTACCAAATCATCTCCTACAATAAGGTCGAAATGGCGGGAAACTAAATTTCCTCCAGCTCCCATAGCGGTAACCGTTGACTCTCTTATACCTGGGCTTCTGGGCACAACAATCTCACTCTCACTCCATTTGAGGTTTTTGTCGTAGAGATTGCCATAAAGGAGTTTAAAGGTTTTGTTTCTCCTGATATGGTCTTTAATTTCCCCCAAGAATTGCTGGGCATTAGGCAGAGTAGCGTTAGCAAGCAAAATTCTTATATCAGGGTTCTGAACAATCTTCTGAAGAACCCAGCCCACAGTCCAAAAGGTTGTTTTGAAGCTGGAGCGGGGAACTAATATCATTTTAATTCTCGTATCAGAATTATTGAACCAATCTACCCATTCTCCGTGCACATGGGGAACGATATTCTTTCTCCGCTCCTTATTTTGTTCAATGATATATTTGTTAAAAAAGAAAAGGTCTTTCAACCCCCTTCTCTTTTTTTTCTCCAATAAGCTCCTATAAAGTTCTAATTTCTGCTTTTTACTCATTAGACCAGCTTAGCCAGCTCTCTTTCTAAATCTTTCCGCTTAGCTCCAACCCTATACACTCCAAGTTCACCAGAAACTTTAAGAAGTTCATGCCAAGACATATCTTTGTAATTCTTAACATCAAGTTCTTTTATTTTTTCCTCTTTTTCTTCTTTTCGTATTTCGTGAGCCGAATCAGTCTCATAAGGAATAAGCCCCGTATTCACTTCCTTGAGAGCGTGATGAGCTGCAAACCCATCCAGCATTTTATGTTCTCTGGGTTTGAATATAAACAGCTTACCTCCACAAAGAAACTCAACAGTTGTGCTTTTAGGATTATAAAGCTCTTTTGCCGTATATCTCATTTTTTACCACCCCCTTCCACCACCTCTACAACTCTTTCATAATCAGGACTGACAACCATAAAAATTTTCTTCTTCTTACGAGTATTTATAACCATAATCGGTAAATCATCTAAATAGTCGTACATGTGGCGGTTAAACCTCTTTATATTTATTATTTTCATAATTCTTTTTCTCTATAAGGAAACATTGCTTTCAACTCTAAATAAATAGAATTTGACAAGTCTTCCATTCTTCTTAAGAGTCCCCAACAATCCATCTCTCCCCTTATATTCTTTTCTAACAAAAGTTTACTAAGTTTACAAAATGAAGCAGCCATTTCTCTTTTTCTTTTCAAATGATGCTTGTAAGCAACTAACTCTACATGAGATATAACCTCAGCCTTTGGAAATAATTTATTAACGATTTCTGGACAACCCAACCTTTTCATCAACCTCCAAAACCAATTATCCTTCCTTATCTCATAAGTGGCTCTATCCGTCAACATTCTATAAAGCATAATTTTAGTTTAACAAGTCAAACAGATAAAGTCAAGACATGACAACCCCTATAAAATATGTTATAATTGTAATATGGAAAGAGTTAAGAAGAAACATAACAGTTGGTATAAAGCATAT